GTACAAGTACCAAAAGTTAAATCAGCAAAATCCGTAAACGCTGTCGTTCCAGATGTAGTCGGAGCCACTTTAGTTAAAGTACCCCCTTTTGCCGTGTAATTGGTTCCTGTTGCTTCTTGGCTAGTGCTATAAGCTGTAGTAGAAGCACTCATAGTAGCTGAACTGGTATATAGTGCCAACTGAAACGTATTACCGTTTGTCGCAAAGTTATGTGTCGCTGTCATCAATTCACTTTTGAAAGACGTACACATTGCTTGAGTTATAGCCATTATAGTCTCCTAATAATATTAGCTAGGTCTTTTTGACCTTGTTTTTCTAACAAATTGCATATTGTACACATGTGGTTATTAACCGCTTCTTGCATATAATACGCAATTACCTTTTTGCATACTTTTTCAAAAGCATGTGCTTGGTCCCTAATGGGTGCAGGGGCTTGGTCACTGACAGAGATTATTTTCTTGGTGGCCATATCCGCCACTTCCTCTACCGTGTGCCCTCTGTTATCCGTTGTGGTAACGCCGAGACTTCCAATTTGTGTATCTGACTCAAATGAAAACATCAGTATTTTTCAGGCTCCACAATTCCTTCCTGTACTTGTCCGTCGTGCCTTCCCACTAATCCTATAGGAATAGCTTGTTGCTTTTCAACCTCTGACCACCTACAAATCTTTATTTCATCATTAATCGTGTAAGTAACAAAAGGATCTTCTAATCGATGATACCCATACAATTTTTCTTGAACAGGTACATCAGCATCTAAAAGACCAGACGTCAAAGCCACTTGAACAATGATACCTTTATCCATACATTTCGCCAACCAAAATTCACAACAACCACGTCCTTGCTCCGCAAAATAGAGGTTTCCTTTATAAGTAAAATCAGCTCCAAACATACTAATCCCACCGACGTTATTCCATAGTGCAAAAGCTATAGCGTAGGCAATCGTATTATTGAAATACCCACAGTCTAAATCCGTGACTACTTCTTCAATAGGATACTCAATTAAAGCAGGAACTCGTTTATCTAATTCACAGGTATAAATAGGATAATCAGCAACAGGAAGGGCTTCCCTCATCATTACCGTCATGTTCCCCGCATCATCTGTATCAAAAAAACGACTAACTGGATCCATTACAAATGCTCTATCAACCCTTTTTAAAACACCTATCATGGCGTTAATGGCCCACACCTCGTCAAACGTCTTACTGTGTGTAATCATTTTATGGTAGTCCAACTGGCTATTACCCATGGCGATAATGGCAATATTCTTACCTTCTAGTTCCAGTATTGGCTTCATGTGGTGGGAATGCGAACTTGGTCGTATCTGTATTGACTTTGTGTTCCTGCTCCTTCGGAGGTGTTTCTTAATCTGCCAAGGGCATCTTGAAAGCGTTGTTCAAAATTTGCTGTCTCATTAGGATCCAGTTTTAGGAAAGTCGCTGCTTCTACCAGGGAACCGTAAAGTAAAGAATTAGTTGCATTGTCGGAAAGCCATGTAGTGCCACTATCCCCAGCAGCCGTCAATGAAGCAGGTCTATAGAAATAATGTAGTTCAAAAGTATAAGTAGTATCTGGCGTCGGCGCCAAAATGAAACTGTCGCTGTCAAATTCTGCATAGTATTTAGGTCGTCCTGTAACTGAACCGGATGTTGTTGGTTTATAAGAACGCATAAAGCTAACTTGTTTTAATAACAAATAGTAGTAAACATCGCTGGATATAACAGCCAAACTAAAAGGCGCTAAGAAATCCGTTGGCATTCCCAAATAGGGAGTGTCCGCAGATGCGGTCCCTGTTACATTCTTTCTAAAATTATCCAACCAAACATTTTTAAGAATCCGTTCTTCAGCTTGTTTAATAATTGTATCTAACGAATCAACAAAAGTAGTTTCAGAACTATCTACATAATTCTGTATTGCTGTTTTTAATCCACTGTATGTAAAACTCACGATACTGGTCCTGCTGTTGCTGTACTCCCACCACCGGTTACATCCCCTGTGGTTGCAGTGCCGGTTGAAGTAAAGCTATATTCATTTGTATCCACAACCGTTATTGTATACCCACTTGCACTTTCAAGCACGGCTGTTGTAACTCCATCAAAAGCTTTAGTTGATCTAAAACGCACGGTATCTCCTGTGGTTCTATTGTGTTTAAATTCAGTAACAGAGATTACTGTATTTGCACCGGCATCGCCACTCCTAAATGGATTTAAAGGTAACAAAGCTTGTGCAGGTCCGACCGCGACAAAAGGACCGCCTCCTCTAGCTCCCACTGTTCCTGTTCCTGAAACAGCAGTAAATGTGTAAGTATCGTCGTCCACTTTAGTTATTGAATAGCCATCGGGATCCTGTAGCGTTCCTGTGGTAAACCCATCAAAAGCTTCTGTATTCCTAAAACGCACTTTATCCCCTGTCGATTTACCGTGATCGTCTTGAAACACTTTAATGACTGCGCTGCCTTGGGTAGACAAAAGAGGGTCATTGGTCAGCATAGACACTGCTGCTGGTTCCGTACGATCTGGTCTTGGATTCCTTACCGCTTGAGGATCAGCCCCAATTGGAGGAGGATCTAATTGGGGCTGTTTAAGATCGAAGCACTCTGGACAAGCCATAAAACCGTCCCATTGTTCTTTTAATTGTTTTAAGCGATAGCGTTGTCCACACGTATCACAAATGGCCCATGTGAGTTTCCCCGCTGCAAAGGCCATGTTAGATTACCAATCTTGGCGGTATAAACTTAGAACTTACAGAATCAATATCTTCAAAAGCTGCTCTATCAAATTCTTCATCGTATACCTGCTTTAATAATTGCACTCTATCTGGCGCTCTTTTCATAGCTAAATAATAAGCCAAACCTGCTGTCATGCAGGGAAGGAATCTGAATACAGTCTCCATGTTATTGGTATAGTCCCCAGCATCTTGCATTCTGGTCAACGCGTAATAGTAAATTACATCCGTTGAATTTTCCGGAGTAGGGTATAAATACAGCCTAGGTGTTATATGCCTTTCTAAAAAGAATTGGCTTGGCTTGCTTTCAGTAGATTTATTGGGGGTATACAAAAAATCAGATCGACTGATTCTTGTTAACTGATAGTCAACGCTATCACGTTGAATAACCGCAGAAGTTATATCAACGACATCCGTACCTAGATCCTCATAATTAGTACCTTCGGTAACGGTGAAATTACTTTTGGTAATTAACCATTGATTTAACCCTCGATTGCCCCATTCCGCTATTAAAAGATTTAATGAACGGCGTGCAGTCTCTAAATCGTACCCTGTACGAAGTTCAAGACCGCACCGTTCATAAGCCTCTTCGATAAGCTCATCTACACTAAGATCAAATGAAGTTGTTCCTGATGTGGCCATATTTTAATAACCACCGGGTTTAGACTTCTTTTTCTTGCCTTTTTTTCCGTGAACAATACCGCCGTGCATATATCCATCTACATACGGATCTTTACCATGCTGTATTGCTCGTCTTCTATTAGTTAATCCAGGCATACTTTATCCTAGTTATGAGGTGCTTCGTAATATTTTAAAAACTCGGCCCAAACAGTATACTCATTACCAGCATCTGCTGTAGAGGGTATAACTAATAGGACATCGCCAGTATAACCAGAGGCCTCTGTATTTATTAAACCACCTATATCGCTGAAATCGAACGTATTGTCGTACGATAAAGTTAAAAAAGTAACGTCTGTCGTTGCATCCCAATCTAGGGAAGCCGGGGCATCAGGGGCTCCGCTTACGGTGTACCAAATTTTATTTAGTGCAACGTGCGTGCATGAGTTACCGTTTGTAGTCGATGTATTAAGAGCAGAAACATCAACTAATGTTGTGCTACTGCCACTTCCATCTGAATATACAGAACAATACGTAACTAATTTCTTATCGAAATCATATTGAATAGTTGGTCCTGTGACTGAATCAGCCATGTCTACCTCCTATTAAGCGTCAGCAAATGGTGTTACTAAAGTTCCTGATCCTAACAATTGAGCTGCAACATGATACTTAGCACTTGCTATAGCTGTTATAACAATAATACTACCCGCTAGTCCGCCTTTCGTTGAACCGTTTTGAGTAAAAGTATCATTAGATGAACCAGAAATAAAGGTCTTACCAGCTGCACTGTCATCAATACCAGTATACGCACCACCTACAAACTTATCCGTACCATCGGTTGTTATATCCATATCTGTAGCAGCAGTTACTACTATAAAAGTGAATTGGGCACCTAAATTAGCTAATTGGT